TGGCGAGGGCAGGGAATTGCAGCACTACGTAAAAAAGAAAATATAGTTGACGATGGGTCTTATTATTGATCTTAATTTAGAAAAATACATATTTATTGTATATATCTTTAATAAGAGGGCTAACTGTGGATTACGTATATGTAAATAGCACTGGTACTGTAACGGGGTATCCAAGACCGTTACCAGTTTCATTTAATAATATCTCTAATTTTCATGTTCTTCCACCGGATAGGTTGCGTGAGAACGGCTGGTATCCAGTTAGATTTGTTCCACATCCAGATAAAACTGAAAATAGCATTGTAACAGGTCAAACCTTTGTAATCGAAGGCAATGAAGTAGTTCAATATGAACAGATTAGAGAAAAAACACAGGAAGAATTACAACAAGAGATTGATAATCAATGGGAAAACATTCGTGGTGAAAGAAATAGTCTTTTATTGCAATGTGACTGGACACAACTACCAGACGCCCCAGTATCTGAAGAAATGTTATCAGACTGGGTGACATATAGACAAGCATTGCGGGATATAACTTTACAGGAAGATCCATTTAATATTGCATGGCCACAGAGCCCAGAATAAATTGAGGACTATTTAAATGGCTACGTATGAAAAAGATGTACAAGGTGTAAGAAGTTATTCTCAGCAAGTAGTTCCTATAACATCTAGTGCAGGTGCCCTTACAATTGATCTTTCAAAGGGTACTGTATTTACATTAGAATTAACAGAAAGCATTACAGCTGTAACATATTTAAATGTACCCCCGCAATCTGCCAATTATGTTTTGTTCTTGACAATGGATGGTAATTCGTACAGTATAACATGGAGTGCATCTGGATTTAATGCAAGGTTTCCCGGTAATGTTCCACCTACCCTGGTGGAGGCAAATGGGGCAGTAAATATACTTGCATTTCAAACCTCAAATGGTGGATCTACTTGGTCTGGGTTTGTTGGTGGACTTGGATTTAATTATAGTGTTACCCCCGCTGCTGTTAACTGGTCAGACATCAGCTCTTTCCCAGATTTTACAATTTGGGGATATACAACACAAAGAATTACAAATATAACAACCCCAATAACATTGTCTGTAAATTATGCTGGAACTACTCAGCTGTACTATAAGGTAGATACTACAGATCCTGGGGATTATAATGATGTATCAGATTCAGATCCAGCTACACAGGGGTTTACTTCGATAAGTGACACTGGTACATTTTCAGTTAATGATGGTGAGTGGGTGTCATTTGGAGTTGATGATTTAGATATTTCCGGAAACTATGTTGACTCTGTTACAGTTACCAATACAACTGATAATAATACAGTGCTAGATACATTTAATGCAACTACAGATACATTGTAATTATAAATTAATATTGTTCAGCAAATCCTTCTGAAATCAGCTGATCATTTATATATACACCATTTAAGTAAATTTTACCTAGAAATCTACCGTATTTCTCTTTTTTATCTTTGATGGTTTCTAATGTTATTTTCTTTTTTAAGATCAGCTCTCTAAGGCGGTTTCTGCTTTTAATGCCATCTTCTCTGGTTATGCCCCTAACTTCCGGTGCATTTATCCCAATCAATCTTATTTTTTGATTCTTTAGGATTATGTCAAATCCCAAATCTATATCAACGGTTATTGTATCCCCGTCATATACACCAGTTACGTATGCAGAATAAGTATACACAGTTACTCCTTGAATGATGGAAGTTTGTCTATTTTTTCAGCTGAGTCATCTCCCCAAAATGCATGAAAATTTCCTGCATCGTCATATGTACCATGAATTACATATGTATTACCCTTGTAAGAAAAATAGGTTCGTATCTTCTCAAATCCACCCTGTTCGCTGCATATAAATTTGCCATTATATACAACATCATCATTGGTAACCATTACATCTCCTTAATTAACTGTTAAGTATTTCTTAACTGTTCAGTATTTCTAAAATATTTTCTGGTATTTTGATAGATTCTAGCCTATTGATATAGTCATTTGTCTCGGAATACTTTCGTTTTTTCAAAAAAGTTTTATAATTTTCTATTTCTGTGTACCCTTGGTATAATTTATAATCTGCAACAGAATGTACCCAAGTTTCGTATACAGCATAATTTTTTCGTCCTGCTTCTTTTGCTAATGTTTCTCGCTTTCTTGGCATTTTCATTCCAAATAAGTTATTTTGTGTTTTTGCCAATTTTGATTTCAAGCTACCTGATTCAAGTATCGCTTGTCTGTAAACCCACTCCGGGTGTTGTATTTCCAAATCCCTGATTGCGTGTGCTAGCATTTCTGGGGATACGTTAAACTGACTGTAATGATTTATGTTCTTTTCTATTTTATCTTTTTCCATCGGGGTTGTATATGCAGATGCCGCAAATATACACGCCAATAACATATATTTAAGCAACATAATTTTTCTTACTTTCATTAACATAATACTTCCTTATTGTGAACAAAATATCTTCCAATAATATCGGAAAAAAAATCAAACTAACCAATTAATTTAAATTAATTTCCAGATATTTATATAGAAGAATATCCATTAACTATAAATATCCCAAAATGAGGCTAAAAACCGTTATAAATGAGATAAAACAAGCGTCTGAACTCAATCCCGATATTGAGTCACAGAAATTAGAATTCGAGCCCAAACTTGATATTTTAAAAAGTTATCTGAAAACTAAGAGAAAGGTGTTATTCTTGACCTGTTCTAACAGAACAAAAATAACAGGGGTTAGACACGAAACACCTAAATCTACATCTCTTGCGTATTCTATACAAAAAGAATTGAAATCAGATGTTGATATCACGGTCATAGAAGTCCCAGAATTAAATATCGTAGCATGTGAAGGGAATGTTTCTAGATACGATGGCAACAGCTGTGGTGTTTATGATGCATTGTTAAAGGATAACAATAAAAATCCATCTGGGTTACATCGGTGTTGGGCATCTTTGAATGAAAAAGATGATGAACTCTGGAAAGTTACAAAAGAACTATTTCAATCCGACGGTGTAATATTTTTTGCCTCGGTAAGATGGGGGCAAGCTAACATGTATTATCAAAATCTCATAGAAAGACTTACGTGGATTGAAAATATGAAATCAACATTAAAAGAAGGTAACCCTGTACAGGGAATTGATGCTGGTTTCATTTGCATCGGGCAAAACTGGAATGGTGAGCAGGTTGTAAAAACACAAGTAGACGTTTTATCTTTTTATGGGTTTAAAACACCACCACAATTATCCTTTAACTGGCAATACACAGAAAATCCGTTAGACGAAACACAAGAAAGCTATGAAAACTCTAGAGATGCTTTTAATTATGTGTTCGATCTAACGGATCAAATTCTGTATAAATAGATTATCTACCCTGACCTCTGTAACGTTTTCTTCTATTATTTTTTGGGCTTTTACTAAGCTTTGTATTATTTGACATTCCCTGTCTTGTTTTTTTAGGCTTAGATGCCCCCTTCTGTCCTTTTTGCTTCATAGGTCCTCCTTATATTAAGAAAAGTATAAATCTGCTTCTTCCGCTCTTCTCGTTACAAGCCCTTTTAGGCGTTTTCCGTTTGCCCTCACCCAACGCATAAACTCATCTCTTATTGTCGGATCATTCGGATCAACGTTCAATTTTCTAAGTAAAGTTGAATTCTTTAAAGCATTTGTACCAACATTGTATGCAAACGATACTAGTGCATCAAACTGATTTTGATTGATATTATCAACACAATATGTGTCAACTGCCTTTTCAAATCTCACTAACATATCCTTCAACATCCCAGTTGCTATTTTTTCTGTAATTGGGGGATCTGTCATTTTTACTCGTTTTCCGTTTGGATAATAAGTTGCACCATACCCAATCGTAGGTACTCCAGCCGGACACTTATATGGGTTTGCACGAAATCCTTCGTATTTTTTAATTAGTTCTAAACCCTGTTTACTAACTTTTGTAATTTTAGCCATAAATACTCCTATGTATTAAATTTATTTATTTTACCAAAGCATGTTGATTACAACACGTGTTTCATTTAAATAATCGTCTGATGTTAGCGATGGAGATACAACAACTGAAGCACCCAATGTTACGTCTTTGTTAAACTGGTAGTTATACCCCAACCCAATCCTAGACGCAAAATTTCCTTGAAATTGAAAATCACCGCCTTGGATCGAAGCAGCTGCGAACTCTGGTCCAGCTCCGATTTCAGTAAACACACCATTTCTCCACGTATCACCAAAGTAAAGTCTACCGGTCAAGTATGCACCCATTTGATATACTTGTGTAAAATGCTCACCAGATGCCAAAAACATATTACTGTTAAGCAATACACCCAATGTTGCATTTTCATTTAGAATTCTATGACCCCCAAGTTGAAACCCAGCACCAAACCCAGATGTTAATGGTGCGACTTGTACATTGTTTAAATTTATATAATCTTTCATGTGCTGGCTTTTCAGGGGGAAACTTAGTCCTAATTCTGAAACATACTTTTTGTGCGATACCGGTTCAATAGAATTATCCAATTGAGCAAAAAGCTGGATTGCACTGAGAAAAATAATTGATGATAGTAAAATTGTTTTCATAAGACACCTTTAAATTATTGAAAGTGATATAAACTTATTTTTTATAAAAGTCTATTGTTTTGACTAATGCTTCATAAAAATCCCACTTTGGGTTCCATCCTAAATAATTTTTTGCTTTACTGGAATTGATTGAGTATCTAAAATCATGACCTTTTCTATCTTCAACGAATTCAATTAATGATTCTGGTTTATCTAATATTTTTAGTATTAACCTGCATATGTCCAAATTTTCCATTTCGGTTGATGCACCGAAATTATATATCTCACCAGACTTTCCGTTTTCTATTACCGCAGAAATACCGTCTACGTGATCCTCAACATAAATCCAGTCTCTTACATTTTTTCCATTTCCGTAAATAGGTATTGGTTTATTTTGGATTGCATTTTTTATTATTTTGGGTATCAGTTTTTCTTCATGTTGATTTGGACCGAAATTGTTTGAGCATCTTGTTGTGCATGTATTTAATCCATACGTATCGTGATATGCTTTTACTAAAAGATCAGCAGATGCCTTCGTTGCAGAATAAGGACTTCGAGGGGATAATGGAGTTGATTCGGTAAACGATGGATCGCTTGCACCTAAATGCCCATACACCTCATCTGTTGAAATTTGTACATATTTTTCCACGTTAAATTTTAATGCCATATCCAAAAGATAATGGACTCCCAAGACATTGGTCGGTGTAAATGTAAGCGGTGCTTCTATCGAATTATCAACATGGCTTTGAGCTGCAAAGTTTACAACCACTTCTGGCTGTATATCACTAAATACTTTTACTAGATCACCTGCCCATAAAATATTCATCTTGTAAAAATTATCGTGGCTCAATGAGGACCAATCTATATTTTCTAGTTTACCAGCGTATGATAGAGAATCGAGCATGTAAATTTCATACTTATCGTGATATTTGTTAACAAAGTTAGATCCAATAAATCCAGCTGCCCCAGTAACCAATAATCGTTTTTTCTTAATCATTTTATTATCTCCACACTTCGGGTTTTAAACATTAAAACTGACGGTATTTTAGTTTTGTTTTTTATTATCATCTCATTGTTTACTGTTAAAAACGAGGAACTGCCTCCGTCTAAATTTGCTAACCATTCTACATTATTTATTTTGCTTCTTATTAGTTTACGTAATTTAAAAAGATTTCCATTACCAACAAAAATAAAGTTTTCACCTGTTGATGTTCTTCCAATTAAAGTACGTCTACAATTTCGCAAGCTAAACTTTTTCCCACATGTTTTATAAATAATCTGCTTATCTATATCGTTGGAGTTAACTATTAATGGTGGGCATACCGCTATTCTGAATATTGTGTTTGTGTCTGGTATATCTTTCGGGGATTTTAGTGTCATCCCCACCTGTTCTATTCTGTATGTAGAATCTATCACAATTGTATTGTCATACTCAACATACCACCACTTTGTTTTTTTAGAAGGTAATTCTCTAAAATCTTTTGTTGCGTATGGTGGTATAATTTTAGAATTAGACTTAAAAAATGATCCGTTGATCATGTCTGTATTTGGAAATTTTTTATTCCATTCTAATTGTGTATTGGCACTTGGATTAAAAACGTGGTTGATATCATATACCCACAACAAAGAACCACCTGCTCCGCACAATGCGGTGATATTTTGTAGCAATAAAAATAAAAATGTACAATATATGCTTTTTATATTCTTGATATAACACCCATATAAATCCAAAACAAAATCAAAGCTGTTGTCATGCTTGCAAAAAGCAATCTTTTGATATTTCTGTATTTATTTATTGCATCATATGCTTCACTGTAAACATTTAGCATAGTCCCTAAATAGTTTTTTTCATCTGGTTCTATTTCATCGTAGGATGAATAAATGAAAACACTTGAAATGTTATCAGATGAAGGTTTTCTTGACCAATTTGTTTTATTCATTTTTTATTTTTCTCCAACAAAAATTTGCACATTTATTACAATTAACTGCTGCATAGTGCTGTGCCATTATTTCATACGGATTTTTATCGTATTTGTACACATTACTATACCTACTGTACCAAAGACTGGATTGTAGATAATGTATCCATTCATGTATAATGGTATTTGAAAGATTTACCCAAGTTCGATGTCCTTGTATTCTAAGTTCTATGAAATTTTGGTCATGGTGATAGTAACCAAGAACTCCTGTTTTTTGCATATCTTTA